CAGAGAGTGTGTTCGAGTCGGCAGCGGGATCCATGTCCGGTGAGCACGCCTCAACGATATTGTTAGGCAACCCAACCCGATCCAGTGGTTTCTTTTTTGATACGCATCACCGTATGGCAGATACCTGGTGGACTAGAAAAGTATCTTGTGTGGATTCACCCAGGGTATCCGAGGAGTACGTTGACGAAATGAAAGTGCGTTACGGTGAGGATTCTAATGCCTACCGCGTTCGTGTACTGGGTGAGTTTCCATTAGCCGATGACGACACCGCGATCCCATTGGAGTTAGTTGAGAGTGCCCAACATCGTGAGATTGAGATTGATAAGGACGTGAATGTGGTTTGGGGATTAGACGTCGCCCGATTCGGTAGTGCCGCAAGTGCATTAGCGAAACGGCAAGGTAAGGTCATCAGGGCAGTACAGATTTGGCGTGGACTCGATACCATGCAATTAACCGGTGCCGTTAAGGCTGAGTACGATGCATTAGAGGAAAAGGAACGCCCGGTTGAGATACTGATTGATTCAATTGGTGTCGGTGGCGGTGTCTGCGATCGCCTGATTGAGTTAGGTTTACCAGCGATAGGGATCAATACCGCTGAGTCACCTTCAATGGCCGGTACCTATTTTAATTTAAGAGCCGAACTCTGGTTTAAGGTTAAGGCGTTCTTAGAGGCCAGAGATTGCCGTATTCCGAAAGACGATAAGTTACTGGCTGAGTTAGTCTCACCTCGTTATAAATTTACGTCCTCCGGGAAGATGCAGATTGAATCCAAAGATCAGATGCGTAAACGCGGACTGGCATCGCCCGATAGGGCAGATGCAGTCTGCTTGTGTTTTGCCGGACAAGCCGCGACTGCCTTGTATGGCTCTCAAAGCCGTAGCTCATGGAAAACACCTATAAGAAGAAACATCCAGGGAATCGTATAAAAGTGCTCACCCTCCAGAACGGAGGGGAGCGGGGTCCAACTTTAAGGGGAAAACTAGATGTGGGGTCTAGTAAGTGTATTTTATCAAATATATTGTATCGGTTGTAAACTTTTAAGTGACAAACTGATAAAATATAGGCTTGAATAACTCATATATGGAGAATCATCTTGCCAACCTATCCCTACAGCGAAGCCGGACGTACCGCAGCAGCCGAAAAGATTGACAAAATCCTCGGCACTAAGCCAGCAAAGCAAGCAGCAAAAAAATCCAAGAAACCTAATTACCGGAAAAAAAAATAAATGGAATACGTTGACGATCCTCAGACTGAGGATGAAGCACAAGTTGGTATGACAAATGATGAGTTAGAGAACATCCTCGCCGCAGAGATTGAGGATGCGATTGACTATATTGATAACACCATATCCCCACAGAGAGCCAAAGCAGAATCCTATTACTTAGGCGATGATTTTGGTAATGAGGAAGAAGGGCGCTCCACCGCAATATCGATGGATGTGCGAGATACCGTACAAACGATGCTGCCATCATTAATGCGAATCTTTTATGGTGGTGAGAAGGTCGTTGAGTTTGCACCTATGGAGCAGAATGATGTTGCCATTGCCAAGCAAGCCAATGACTACATCAATCATATCTGCATGGTGGATAATCCTGATTTCTTTAATACGTTGTACTCAGTGTTTAAAGATGCCCTGGTTAAGAAATGCGGTTTCTTGAAATACTATTGGGACGATAACGAAGAAGTACATACATACACCTTAACTGATTTAGACGATAATGCCTTGGCGGTATTGTCAAGCGATAATGATGTCGAATTCATTATGCAGAAAAGTGAGGCATCATCAAAAAATGTTGATCCACAAACCGGCCAACCCATAACATTGCATACGGTTAAAGTCACTCGCCGCACTCCAAAAGGCAGAGTTAAGATTGAGTCAGTACCGCCAGAAGAGATACTGGTATCAAGAAATGCAAAATCTTTAACGGATGCAGACCTGATAGCGCATCGTCGTTATTTAACTCTCAGCGAACTTGTTGAGATGGGATACGATTACGATGAGATTAAAAAGCACGCAACGGCCGAAGATACGTTTGAGTTTAATGTAGAAACCACCACTCGAAATCCACTATTACAACAAACGTCTAGCGACCACGATGATCCAACAATGCGTCGTGCTTTATACGTTGAGTCTTACATTCATGCTGATGTTGATGGCGACAATGTTGCAGAACTCAGAAGAGTCTGCAGCATTGGTGACTCGTATGAAATTTATCGTAACGAGCCATGCGAGTACATACCGTTCTGTTGCTTCCAGCCTGACCCGGAGCCACACACATTTTTTGGTTTAAGTATTGCCGATGTCGTGATGGACGTGCAAAAGATTAAATCCTCAGTATTGCGTTCGTCGTTAGACTCGCTGGCATTGAGTACGCACCCCAGGGTCGGTGTTGTTGAAGGGCAAGCATCACTAGATGATGTGTTAAACACCGAGGTAGGTGGCATTATTCGTATGCGTCAACCTGGTGCAGTAGTGCCATTCAATATGCCGTTTGTTGGTAAAGAGTGTTTTCCAATGTTGGATTACTATGACCAGATACGAGAAAACCGTACTGGTGTTTCTAAAGCAGCAGAAGGATTAGATCCATCGGCATTGCAAAGCTCAACCAAGCAAGCCGTGAATCAAACAATCCAGGCAGCACATCAAAGAATCGAGCTTATTGCCCGACTCTTTGCTGAGACTGGTATGAAAGATTTGTACCGCGGTATCTTAAAATTAATTACACAGTACCAAGATCGTGAGCGCATGATCCGATTGCGTAACGAGTTTGTACCGATGGACCCTAGAGTTTGGAATGCCAATATGGATGTTGTCGTGACAGTCGCATTAGGCAAAGGCACCGAAGAAGAGAGAGCCGCCGTACTTGCACAGATCGCCGGTAAGCAAGAGCAAATACTGCAAACGCTTGGGCCAGATAATCCATTAGTGAATATACAGCAATACTACAATACGCTGTCACGCATGACCGAACTTTCCGGGATGAAGGACGTCAATGCCTACTGGTCGGACCCGGCACAATATCAGCCACCACCAGAGCAACCGCCAGAGCCAGATATTAATGAGCAATTGATCCAGGTACAGATGCAATCAATACAAGCGGATATTCAGAAGAAAGCAGCGGAACTCGAATTGGAACGCGAGAAGATGATGCGTAACGATGACCGTATGCGTGACAAGGATGAAGCAGAACAAATACTAAAAGCGGCAGAGATAGCAGCACGTTATGGTGCCCAAGTCGATACGGCAGAGATTCGTGCCTTGGGTGATCGAGATCGTGAAGTGATCCGCAACCGCAATAACATCGGTGTCGTGAATGGACAATGATATGAATGTTGGGTCTCGTGCCCAGCAGATCATGGACGATGATGTCTGGAAAGATTTAACGGCAGCCGTACAAGACGAATTATTTAACGAATGGTTAAAAGCAAATAAACCAGAGCAGCGAGAGCAACTCTGGAATGAGCTCAAAGGAGCAGAAAGATTTTTTAAACGTATGAGAGCAATGTCTGACAACTCTCAATTCTTAAAACATCAGAAAAGGAAATAAACTATGGACACTCAGGAGAAAGTTTCTGGCCCCATTAATTTACACGAAGCAACAAATTTAATCGAGCAACTCGGAGCCGCCTCGGAAGAGAACCCGGCAGAAGAAGAAGCTCAACAAACCGAATCAGAGGTAGAGTCACTAGACGAAATCTCTGATGAGATAGATGAGGGATTACTTGAAGAATCAACCGAAGATGAGGAATTCGACGAGGAAGAATCTATCGATGAGGATGATGATGAACTAATAGAAGAAGAGGAAGAAGAGGCACCTCAGTCTTACGCCGTCAAAGTTGATGGTGAAGAAGTTGAGGTAAGCCTGGACGAACTCTTAAACGGATACTCACGTCAATCGTCGTATACCCGCAAAAGCCAAAAACTTGCCGAAGAACAGAAAACGTTTGAGGCTGAGTCAGAGGCAATTAAAACTGAACGAGCACAGTACGCACAGTTATTAGGTGCGTTACAACAACAACTCTCGGTTGAGAGTAATGATCCAGAGCCAAACTGGGATGACTTATATGCAAAAGATCCTATTGAGGCGACGCGAGTAGAAAGAATCTATCGTCAAAATAAAGAGGCGAAAGACCAAAAACTGAAAGCTATTGAAGCTGAACAGCAACGGTTGTCGCAAACACAAGCTAAAGAGCAAGAGACACAGATTCGTAATATTATCGCCGCTGAATCAGAGAAGTTGGTTGAATTTATACCGTCATGGAAAGATGACAAAGTGCGTGATAAAGAACGAACAGCATTACGTTCGTACCTGGTAGATCAAGGGTTAAGCGAAGATGAATTATCATCGTTAATTCGTGCGACTCATGTCAACCTACTTAGGAAAGCGTACCTATATGATAAAGGCGTGAAGAGGACGAAAAAGGCTCAAAAGAAACCCGCTGGGAAAACAGTCAGGGCCGGCTCAAAATCCGCAATCACCAAGCCAGTAACTCGCAAACAAAAGTCTGCTCGGAAACAGTTTAAAAATAGCGGTCGCATTCAAGACGCGACTAATTTAGTTGAATCATTAATGTAAGAGGTAAATAGAAATGTCTATTATAAGTAATACTTTTACGCGATATTCATCCATAGGAATTAGAGAAGAATTGGCAGACGTAATATTTAATATTAGTCCCCAAGAAACTCCCTTTGTAAGTAATATCGGTAAAAAATCAGTAAGAAACACTTACTTCG